ACGATTATTGGCTTAAACAACAACAAGCACACTGGTTGCATACCGAAGTGCCTATGATGAGTGATTTAAATGACTGGAAACAGAATTTAACTGAAACTGAAAAAAACATTGTTGGATCAATCCTGAAAGGGTTTGCTCAAACAGAAACTATTGTAAATGATTACTGGTCTGGATTGGTAACCAAATGGTTTAGAAAACCTGAGGTGATAATGATGGCCACTACTTTCGGCGCATTTGAAACAATCCACGCTGAAGCATATTCTCTTTTGAATGAAACTTTAGGATTAGATGACTTTAGTGAATTTTTGGAAGACGAAACAACAATGGCTAAGATCGAAACACTAATGGCTATTAGAGATAGCTTTGGTGAGGAAATCAATTGGCACGAAGTAGCAAAATCATTAGCAATTTTTTCAGCATTTACTGAAGGTGTTAATTTATTTTCTTCATTTGCAGTATTGTTGTCATTTAAAATGAAAAACAAACTTAAAGGAATTGGCCAAATTGTTGAATGGTCTATTAGAGATGAATCAATGCACTCAGAAGCGGGTTGCTGGTTGTTTAGAACTTTGGTTAAAGAAAACCCTAAATTGAAAACCCCAGAACTTGAAGCTGCAATCAACGAAGCTGCTTTGCTTTCTCTTAAACTTGAACTTGATTTTATTAATAAAGTTTATGAACTTGGTGATCTAGAACAATGTAACAAATACGACTTGCAAAACTTCATCAAAAACCGAGTAAATACAAAATTAGCAGATTTAGGTTACAATCCTATCATCACAGATATTGATATGACTGCAGTAGAAAGAATGAAATGGTTTGACCATCTATCAGCAGGTAAACAACACACGGATTTCTTTGCTAGTAGAGTAACAAATTACTCTAAAGGACACATGACTTGGGATGAATCAATTTTTTAACTTGATATAAATGGACAATAATTTAGTAGCAGATTACACAACTTGGGAGCGTGGTAAAGACTATCCCGAATACATGGATGAAGTAGCGCTTAGCACTATTTCAAAAGGTTATTTACTCCCAGGTGAAACACCTAAAAAAGCATACAGACGAGTAGCTCACGCAGTGGCGATGCGATTGAATCGCTCTGACTTAGAAAATAAATTTTTTAAATACATTTGGAATGGCTGGATTGGATTGGCTAGCCCTGTACTCTCAAACACAGGGACAGACAGAGGACTCCCGATCAGCTGCTTTGGCATCGATACTCCAGATTCAATCAGAGGTATTGGCCTTACAAACGCTGAACTCATGCGACTCACCTCGTATGGAGGTGGAGTTGGAATCTCACTCTCAAGAATTAGAGGAAGAGGTGAACACATTACCGGAAACGGAAAATCAGAAGGAGTAGTACCTTGGGCTAAGATCTACGATTCGACTATTATTGCAACCAATCAAGGTTCAGTACGTAGAGGAGCTGCTTCAGTAAACTTAGATATTAATCACCCTGACATTAAAGAATTTTTACAAATTCGTCGTCCTAAAGGTGATCCTAACCGTCAATGTCTAAACCTACACCAGTGTGTAGTTGTTGATGATAAGTTTATGACGCGCCTTCAAGATCGCGACAGCGAAGCTATGGAATTGTGGTTGGAAATACTTAAATCACGCGTAGAGACGGGAGAACCATACATTATGTTTAAGGACAATGTCAACAAAGATAACCCAATGGCGTATCGTATGAATAACTTAGATGTCTCTATGACTAATATTTGTACTGAAATTACACTCCATACAGATGAGGAACATAGCTTTATTTGTTGTTTGTCTTCTTTGAACTTAGCTAAGTATGATGAGTGGAAACACACAGATGTTGTAGAAACTGCTATTTACTTCCTTGATGGTGTAATGGAAGAATTCATCCAGAAAACAAATGGTAAGGATTCAATGATTCGCTCACACCGCCATGCTAAAAAAGGACGTGCTTTAGGTTTAGGTGTAATGGGTTGGCATACATTCCTACAACAAAAGAATCTACCATTTAATTCAATTGCTTCAACAGCTTGGACTCACACTATTTTCAGTGATATTAAAGTTAAAGCAGAAGCAGCTTCACGTAAATTAGCAGTTGAATATGGTGAACCATTGTGGTGTAAGGGAACCGGTATGCGTAATACACACTTGTTAGCCATTGCTCCTACAGTTTCTAATTCACGTATCAATTCATGTTCAGCAGGTATTGAACCCCAACCAGCAAACGTTTATACATTTAATGGTGCTAAAGGTACTTTTATTGTTAAAAATCCTGAATTAGAAAGATTACTTGAAGCTAAAGGTAAAAATACAAGTAGGGTTTGGGATCAAATTTTAGTTGATAATGGGTCGGTTCAAAACTTATCTCACGATGTGTTAACGGAAGATGAAAAAGAAATATTTTTAACATTCCCAGAGATTAACCAATTAGCACTAATTCAACAAGCAGCTATTCGCCAACGTTATATTGACCAGACTCAATCATTAAATTTATCATTTGACCCTACTGATTCACCAAAATGGATCAATCAGGTACATATAGAGGCGCACAAATTAGGAATCAAAACATTATATTACTTAAGAACTGATTCAGTAATCAAAGGAGATCTTGGATCTCGTACAGTAGATTGCGTTTCTTGCGATGGGTAGTAATATGTATAATAAACATTAAAATAAATTAAAATGGGATTTTGGAAAAGATTTTGGGCTTTCTTAAGAAATGAAACAACTTTAGATGAAAAAGTTATTGAAAAAGTAGCTGAAGTTAAAAAAGAAGTTAGAGAAGCAAAAACAGCTATTAAAACAGCAGTTAAAGAAACAGGTGATGTAGTTAAAACTGTAAAGCCTAAAAGAGGTCGTAAACCTAAAAAATCTTAATTCAATCGCCCTTTAAGGGACTTTATATGAAGGGGAGCGCGAAAGCGCTCCTTTTTTTATATGTATTACTATGAATGAATTAGAAGATATTTTTAAAACAGAAGAATTTAAATCTCTTCCTTTTTGGAATAGAGTTTGGATTCGAATTAAGGTTGCTATTATAGGAACTTTAAATATGCATTAATCATGAAAAATTGGACATCAGTAAGAGCCGTATACCTTTTAATGTCATTGGTATTACTCGTAGGATTATTATTAAACAATTGGGGTGTAGTAGTATTTGTAATTACTATGCTTAATGTTGGCGTTTGGACTAAATTTTGTCCTTCAAAATGGTTATTTGAAAAATTAGGCCTTAAGAAAACTGAGCTTTAATGTTAGCATTTGAAGGTATTTCAAATAAATCAAAAATAGCCCTTGCAATTGCAGGGGCTATTATGTTAACCTTCTTTGTAGTTCAAACTTGTGTTGTATTTGGAGTTTGTGAAAACTCTATGTTTTTAGCTACTTTTGGTTATGCTTGTGTAATAGCGTTTATGCCTCCCTTCTTTTTAGTAGTCTCAGAATTCTTACAAAACAAAGCACATGTTAGTAAGGAATTAAAAAAGAAAAACATATATTTAGAACACGCCGCAAAAATTATTAGACACGATATGCACTCCGGAATTAATACTTATTTACCTCGAGGTATATCATCTTTAAAACGAAGATTAAAACAAGAAGATATTGATGCTTTAAAAATTGGCTCCCCTTTACAATTAATTCAGGATGGTTTACATCATGCTCAAAAAGTATATTCTGGGGTGTATGAATTCACTAATTTAATTAAAGAAAATTCTCAAATGTCTAAACAAAAACATGACATTAAAAAAATCCTAGAAGATTATCTCCGATTAACAGCATACAAATCATCAGTACTTTTAGATGATAATCTTCCACAAATAGAAGTAAATGAAGCTCTATTTTGCACATCTATTGATAATCTAATTAGAAATGGTTTACGTTATAATGATAGCCCTACTAAATGGGTTAAAATATATCTTGAAGGAAAATTTATATGTATAGAGGACAATGGTCGTGGTTTAACTAACGATGAATTTATTGAACTTAGTAAACCCTATGCCAGAAAAAAAGACCAAAAAGAAGAAGGTACAGGATTAGGACTTAATATTTGTATAGAAATCTTAAAGGAACATGGTTTTGCTATATATGCCGAAAAACAAAAACAAGGAACTAAAATTTTTATAAAGATTTAAACAAATGATCAACACATTGATGTTAATTGATGATGAAAACTTATTTCATCTCGTATTCGAAGACGCCTGCTCAATTTTAGATATGGCTTTATCCATTGAAGCTTTAGATAGCTCTGATGAAGCTGATAAGCTATTTAAAAAGTGGTTCCCAGATGATCCTAACCATGAGCGCCCTGAGTGTGTATTTGTTGATTTAAACATCATAGGTTCATCTTTTGATGGAATTGAAATGGTTAGAAAAATCAATACTGAATATGGTAATGGATGTGTTATTGGTATTATTTCTTCTTCACAAGATGAAGTTGAAATTGCTAAAGCTAAAGCTGTAGGTGCTCAATTTTGGATTATTAAATCAGATGATATTGAACCACGTTTAGAAGAATTTATGAAAGATTATGATGGGTATGTAAATAAATCAAACCCATTTAAAGTATACAGATAATGATTATTACAAAGGTTACACGTGATGGGTTATTAAAACTTGCTAAGGAGAAAAGAATCTACCTTGAAGGAACCCTCCTTAAAGTAATCGAATCAGAAAAAGAAGATACTGAATTTGTAGAATATCTTAATATCTGTAAAGAAAAAGATAATACTACTCGAAGAAAACGATTAGATATTACAAAACAAGTTCAACAACAAAACAAAGAACTTGAAGCAGCTGCTAAAGAAAACGAATGTTTAATGGCTGAACTTAAAGTTGCTCTTGAAGATGCTCAAAAAGCAGAAGAAGAAGCCAAACACTCAGCAAATGAAGCATCCACAGCTCGTAAAGAAGCAGAAAAATTACGCGACGATGCTATGGAAGATTTAGATACTCTCCAAAAACGAACCCAATTTGAATTAATGGGAAGAATTGTTAGAGTAGCTTTAATGGTTATATTAGGAGTAGGTTTACTTACCACAGCTTTATTCACTTATAGTTTAGTAGCTGGGTTAGATGCTCCAATCCTTGAATCAACTTGGTCAAATTTATTCGGTATTTTGTTAACTAATTCTTTTAGTATAATTGGAACAATAATGGGTATAAAATATACATCTGAAAAAGGGTCTTAATATTTATACTAAAACCCATCAACATGAAAAATATTTTATCTTTCTTTAAATCTATGCTTTCAGAAGCCGAAGGTGTAATTTCCTCAAAAAGAGTAATTGGTTTCTTAGGATTTTTATGCTTAGCTATAACTATGATTATGAATAGCTTTACAGATTTAAGTTTAGCTCCCTCAAAAGAATTAGTTGAAGCCGTAGAATTTATCACAATTGGTGCCTTATTCGGTACTTCCCTTGATAAAATCATGGGAAAAAATAAATCAGAGTAATCATGGTTTACAAAAAAGGATCTAAAGGCGATAAGGTTAAAGAAATTCAAGAAGTTGTTGGTGTAAAAGCAGATGGGGATTTTGGTCCTGGTACCGAAACCGCTGTTAAAAAATGGCAAGCATCTCATGGTCTAACCGCCGATGGTGTTGTAGGCCCTACTACTCTAGCTAAAATGGATTTATTAGATACCGATTCAACAGGTAAAGAACAGTTACACGAATCATCTACAGGTCTTTATACTAAAAAGCCTTATACTACTTCAAATGGTTTAAAAGTAATTGAATACTTTATGCCTAAAGATGAGTATTTAGCAGGTCCTATTAAACCTGCATGGTTATTTTTACACCACACAGCCGGATGGCACAATCCTTTCAATACAATTAAAGCTTGGGATGCTGATAAAATTGGTAAAATTGCTACTGAATTTGTATTAGGTGGTCCTTCATGTAAAGGAGATGATAACCAATATGATGGAGTATTAGTCCAAGCATTTCCTAAAGGAGCTTGGGGTTACCATTTAGGTAAAAACGGTTCCCAAACAATGCACCAAAATTCAGTTGGTATTGAAGTTTGTAATTTTGGTTATGTAGTAAATGGTAAAACTTATGCTGGTGCTACTGTAGCTGATTCACAAGTTGTTAAATTAGCTAAACCCTTCCGTGGTCATACTGATTGGCATCGCTATTCAGATAAACAAATCCAAGTTTTAAAAGATTGGATTTTGTGGATTGCTGAAAGAGATAGTATTGATGTTAGAGCCGGATTGCCAGCTTTAATTAAAGAAAAAGGAGCAGATGCTTTTGAATGGAATGAAGATGCTTACTATGGTAAAGTAAAAGGTTTATGGACTCATACTAATACACGTAAAGATAAAGTAGACATGTTTCCTCAACAAGAGTTAATGGACATGCTTATAAGCCTATAATCATGAAAACAAGTACCCTAACCCTCCTAACAATACCAGTAGTGACATTATCATTTTTATGCTCTTATTTCTTAGAGCTCACCATGGGTAACTCAGAACAATACCTTGGGTTAATAGCCGTAGTCTTTATAGATGGCTTTTTTGGTATCGCTGCTGGCGTTAAAAGAGAAGGTTTTCAAACAAGAAAAGCAGTATCAGTATTACAAAGAGCAATAACCTGGGTAGTATTTTTAACAGTAATTTTAATGGTAGAAAAAGGATTTGCTGGAACAGCTTGGCTTAGTGAAACAATTATCGTACCATTCATTATATTACAATTAATTAGCGCCCTTAAGAATGCCTCTATGGCCGGTTTTATCAAAGCAGAAGTATTAAACGAACTTTTAGACCGCATAGATAATCATAAGGGCTTTAGAAAATAAGCCTATGTGGAAAAAAATTCAAGATAGAATTTTTCCTTTTATAATCGCACTCTCCGCCCTGTCGGTGTCTGCTTCGGCCGCTTTCTACTCAGTTAGCGGCCTTAGCAAACTCTTTGCTGGAGCATCACTCCAGGTAATTATTATGGCCTCTTCTCTTGAAGTGGCTAAATTAGTAATTGCATCTTTACTTTACCAATATTGGGGTAAATTAAATAAAGTACTACGTACCTACTTAAGTGTAGCTACTGTGGTACTTATTTTAATTACTTCAATGGGTATTTATGGCTTCTTATCTGCTGCTTATCAAGAAACAGCTAATAAAGCAGGTAATATTGATGCTCAAATTTCTTTAGTTGAAACTAAAAGAGATAATGTGCAAAAGCAACTTAGTGTCTATAACGTAGAAAAAGAAAATACCGACAAAGCCATTGCTGATTTAAGAGGTGGTTTATCAAACAACGTAATATCGTATACAAACGCACAAGGTCAGTTGATACAATCAACCTCTTCTGCTACACGTAAAGCATTAGAAAAACAATTAGATCAAGCAATTGTACGCCAAACAGAATTGAATGGTAAGGTAGATGAATTAAATAATAAATTATTTACTTACGAAACTGAGATAGTTGAAATCAAAACAGGCAATGATATAGCAGGTGAATTGGGCCCACTTAAATATCTATCAGGACTTACAGGTATGCCAATGGATAAAATCATTAACATACTTTTATTAGTAATTATCTTTGTATTTGACCCATTAGCAATTTCACTTGTAGTAGCAGCTAACTTTGCTTTTGCCCAATTACGCCCTAAAACTAGAGAAAATATCTATGGTGAAAAAGTTCCAATTGAAGAACAAGTAGAGGATATGAGAAAAGTAGTTGATGCATATGATACTTTGAATGATGAAATAAAAGATAATGAAGGAACTGACATCTATACTAAAGATTCTTTTAAAGAATGGGAAGAAGCAACCATACAAGATGGCTTAGAAGAACTAGATGAATTTGATTTAGATAGTGATGGTGTTTTAAGTAAAAAAGAACAAAACCTAAAACAAATTGACCAATTACTCGAAGAAATCGATTCTATACAAAACAGCCCCTCAGACTTTCAAACTAAAAAAACTCAAGTAGACGAAAAATTAAAACAAATAAAACGTCTACGAGAAGATAACGATGAAGTTATAAATATATTTTAAAAAAGAGCGCTTAATAGCGCTCTTCTCTATTGTTTACTGTATTTGCTACCATTCTATTATACTCATCTAATGTAAGTTTGGTTTTAGTAACTATTAATACATGGTCTTCATAAATTAATGCCTGTCTTGTTGTTTTAGGTGTTTCACTCACTTTATGAGTTACAAAATTAGTAGATGAACAAGCAGTCATAACTAACGCAACCCCAATTAATAATATTTTTTTCATAATGTTTGAATTTTAGGGTTAATTTAATATTACGTGTATAAATATATGGTCATATTAGCGTCATTTCAAATTCATTGAAAACGTCATATTAAAAATGTGGCTCCCCGAAATCTCGTTCGTATATTTACACCATAGAAATAAAGGTTATGACAAAACAAGAATTCCAACAAAAGTACGGCGAGATGTCAATGTTTGACACTCAGGATGTTTTAATGCGAATTGCATCCAATCTTTCAGACATGCATTATAATCGTTTAGATGCAGATGATAAATTAAACTCTATAAAGGAGTATATTTTTGATTACATGGATGTTTTACGTTCTGAAAAACGTTTTGCTCAAGAAATAGAAGAATTTCGAGCTCATTTGGGTTAAAAATTTGGCTTTTTTAAAAATCGTTCGTATATTTACATCGCAAGATGAAAAAGATATTATATCTACACGGCCTAGAAAGTGGAAACAAAGGTAAAAAAATCGACTTTCTAAAAGAGCGTGCCGAAGTTTTGGCTCCCAAAATCAATTACGAAGACGAAAGTATTGAAGAACAACTAATGTATATGGTTGAAAACTTCAACCCAGATTTCATTATTGGTTCTAGTATGGGTGGTTATGTTGGTAGTTTGCTTGCCAATTATTACGGAATCCAAAATCTCCTATTTAACCCCGCAATCCACAGTCGTTCTATTGAACCTAAATTGAAAAAATTAATTGCTGAGCAACCTAATTACTTTATTGATTTTAATATTATATTTGGTAAAAAAGATGATGTGATTGATCCTAAGATTTCTAAGGAAATTTTATTTGAAAGTGAAGCTCATGTTAATTTTGATGAGGTAGATATGGGTCACCGCGTTGCCTATGATGTGTTTGTTGATATGTATAACAAATACATTGATAATGAGCTTTGATTTA